GGCAATAATCCACGAAAGATTTTTTGTAATGAATATATAGACGATAATAACTTCGGAGGGATTGATTACGTATTAGAAAAATTACGAAAAAGAAAGGAAGAATAGTTATGAAATATTGTTTTGGTAGTGTTAGTTGGAGTGGTTATTTAGAAAGATATGTAGATGTTTTTGTGGATAACTATATAAGATTATTTAAAGAATTGATAAGAGTAGGTATAAATTACACAGATATAGCAGACCCTGTAATTGTATATGCTAATGATATTGAAGGATTTACAACAGAGGAGCAAGTACAGAAATTATACGACGTAACTGGTAAAAAATTAGTTTTAGTGAGTGATAAGCATAAATATAATCAAGATAATATTATGTATTCAACAAGAAATAGACTAAGAGAAAAAGTTAGAACTATGTATCCAGATGACCAAAAAGTATTCTGGTATTTCCCTATTGACGACGCGATAAAAGAAGAAGACGCAGTTCGTGAATTATTAAAACTTAGTAAAGCTACTGAAAATACAGCTTGTATGTTCAAATTTTACGTTAATCAAGGTGCTAATAATTTTACAGCTGGTACTACTCCTATAAATTCATATAAAGATATTCACCCTGGAGACTGGGGAGGATATTGTGCATATACCATATTAGATGAGGATAAATGCCCTTTGTATCCAGAAATAGCAATACCAAATGTAGCTTTTTATATTGCATTATATGAAGCTGGTTATAAACAATACGCAAGTGAAAAAATATGTGTAGAGCATTTAAGACATTTAGATAGTCACCACTTCAAGACAAAAGACAAACCAATGTCACAAAAAGTTTCAGACTATTTGTTAAAGAAAAGAGCTGAACTCGCAAAGAAAGAAGGAAAAGAATAATGACCGATTTTGTTATAGTGTTAGGTGTAATAAGTGGCTTATATCTTATGTGGGAGTTATTCAATAAAGTTATATTTCCTAAAATGGTTTATCACGGTATGAAAGAAATTGACCGTAACCCAAAATGGATTACTTCAAAGTTACAATATTATGGTTTTGATGATATAGATATAGTATTGTGTGAAAGTAAATGGGGAATGTTACCTCGATTTCGTGCTGGTAAAGATAATCGTTTAGAATTATGGATTGATAACGACACCTCAACAAAAGACGTAGACGACGTAGGACACTTAGCATTGTGTGTAAAAGTAAAAGCCAAATATGGACTATGGTTCCCAGACAAACCTACTTATTGGTTATCTATTTTATTATATATGTTAGACGGTGGAAATATAGAAATGAGAGAAAAAGAAAAACAAGAAACCTCTTGACTAATTCCGTAAAATATTATATAATTATATTATAGACTTTATCAAAAGAAAGGAAGAAGTAATTATGAAAGACTTATCCGAGTATAGGGCGCTAAATAAAGCTCACCTATATAGGGAATTCAAAACCGAATATGGCTATCCAGAAATGCAAATAACTTCATATAGACGTGTGCTATATGGCGAAAGTACATACTTAGGTAAAGGACGCTCACCTTATATTGCAGATATGTTTAGGTTCTTTGGTAATAAACTTCACAAAGAGTTTATTGACGTGGCATACGACTTATTAGACTCAGAATTCTTTGGTAGAAAAAATACATTATTAGACGTAATTATGGCAGAGAAAAATATACCAAAAGAAAAAGTTAATGAAATATTAGGAGATAGAGCAGTAGCACTTGATAACATAAGACTATGTGATTTAAACGACGATAACAGAAAGATATATGAAGACGCGGTAAAGGAGGTATAAAATGAAGGCAAAAATAGAACCACAAGGAATAATCGAAGCATATGAAAATGGTCAATCCTTGAACGCGATAGCACGTGCCTTCGGTACATATCCAACAACCGTTAGACGTATCTTAGAAAGAAATGATATAGAACTGAGACACGACGCTATGATTAAAGGGTCTCATACTGTATTAAACGACGGAGAAAAACTAATTGAATGGGCTAAAGCTCAAGGTCGATTAGTAACAAGAAAAGAATTAGCAGAAGTAGTAGGTAAGACAAGATTGTCACCAGGGTATTTTCAAAAATATCCAGAACTTGGACAATATGTAGCGTCTTATGAGCAGAAAGATATTAGAAAATATACAGAGCAATTATTTACTTGGTTGCAAGAAAATGATATTTCATACGCGCCAAACGACAGAAGTGCATTAGAAGGTATACCAGTACAAGCAAAATTATTAAATAAATACGACGGAATACTTATAACTATTGATATTAAATCTGTATCAATTAGTAATGCACGATATAAAGAAATGATACGTAGAAGATTAAAAAAAGCAAATGAAAAAGGATTGATTATGTTATTCTTAAAAGAAGAACATTTTGAGGATTTAGATTGTATTAAAGGCTTATTAGATAGTCTAAAATATTCAAAGGAGAGGTAGTCAATGGCTGGGCAAATGTTATATGTGAAGAAGGGGGAAAAGGACGTGGCAAAAGCGAGCGTAGTATTTAGCAAAGATAATGAATATTATACACCAAAATATGTAGTAGACTTCTTCTACCCTGATGGCTTCGACTATGACCCAGCAACTTGTGAAGGTAAAGCAAAAGAATTCGCAGTACCTCATTATGATACAATAGAAACAGACGGTCTTGCACAAGACTGGACAAAATATGACCGTATCTGGATTAACCCTCCGTTTACGGATAAACACAAGTTTTTAGCAAAGGCAGTTGAGACTTATAATAAGGCTCACAATACTATATATGTTTTATTCCCTATTGAATTTTTAACTACCGCTAGATTTCACGACTTACATTGTAAATGTGAATTATATGTACCTAAAGGTAGAATAAATTTTGAAAGTGGATTAGGTAAAACAGGAAAAAGTCCTGCCTTTGGTAGTGTAGTAATAAAGTTATCTGACAAAAATGTAATTCATTATATTGAATTAAAACCTGGCAATAGTGTAAACGATATAACGCCCGAAGATGTTACACTACCAAATACAGAGGATTTAGGAAGTATTATAAAAAAGAAAAAATCTTGGTATAGATAGGAGAAAAATATGTTAGCCTATACTTGTGAAAATTGTAAAAAAATAATTTTATGGGGAAGTGTTAATGAGTATAACCAGCATTTTTGCGACGAAAAATGTTATGAGAAATATTGTAAAAAGAATGGTTATGAAGCTCACCCAGAAAAATTATATAAAATAAAATCAATATTTAATTAACATAGCTGAGGTTAAAAGACGTATAGTGGGTAACGTCACGGGTGAAAGTCCGCGCGGGTAGATGAGGTTCAAATCCTCCCTCGGCTTCGCCCCACTCATATATCGCGGGGGTGGTGCAACGGCAGCACGCTGGGCCCATAACCCAGAGACGAGGTTCGATTCCTACGCCCGCAACCAATAATTTAGTAGGTAGGTAGTTAGAATGTGGAAAGAATGTAGTGTCTGTTCAAATTACGAAATTTCAAAATATGGAGACGTTAGAAATAAACAGACTGGAAAAATATTAAAACAAAAACTTGATAAAAGTAATTGTCTAATGGTGAATTTATCCTTAGGAAAAAGAGGAAAAGCAAAATATTATATAGTAGCTCGTTTAGTTGCTATGGCTTTTGTGCCAAATCCTATGGGTTACACTTGGGTTAGACATATTGACGGTAATACTTTGAATAATGAAGCAAGTAATCTTGAATGGGTAAAAGAGCGTTGGTCAAGTCAAGCTCGTGGTGAACACTCTCATAATTCAAAACTTACAACGGCAGAAGTAGAATGGTGTAGAGAAGTTTATAAACCTAGAGATAAAGAATATGGTTTGACTTCACTTGCAAAACGTTTTAATGTTTCAAATTCAACAATGTCTTACGTACTAAATAATGTAACATATAAATAACATTCGGGAGTGGTGAAATGGTATCACATAGCGCTTTGACCGATATATTCCTAGTTCGAGTCTAGGCTCCCGAGCCAGCCCGAAAGGGCGTGTGAACATTTTATTTGGTGTTAATCACCAGACTTTGTTATATTCAACTCGAGCAGTTCGATTCTGCGACTACTATCTTAATTGACGTGGGGGAGTGGTGAAAATCCGCTATAGGAAAGATTGAATATAACATTGTATATGCCGACTTAGCTCAACTGGTAGAGCAATCGCCTTGTAAGCGATAGGTTAAGTGTTCAAGTCACTTAGTCGGCACCAGATAGCCGTGGCGCTGTCACCTAGTTGTGAGGGTCAGTCACAACAAATCAACTAGAGTAACAATAAGCCGTAATCTGTATGCACGAGATTATTGAAAGCCCTGATATGTGGTAACAAACTTTACCTAGAGCATACACGAGCAGTGGGTAAATACCGACAATCACTGCTGGGGAGGGTTAGTTGTTTCACCCCAGCCATTATATAAAAAGGAGAATTATTATGTATTTCATAACAACAATCGAAACTAAAAAAGGAGATGTTAAAGATACACGTTGCGTAGGTTACTATAAAACATTTGAAGAAGCCGAGCGAGCAGTAATGGAAAATGCGTGTGATATATGGGAAACTTGTTATGATTATGCAGTAATTGAAAACATAAAAGAAGGACTATATCAATATGACTTCCACCCAACTTGGTATAAATATCACAAACCAACATCAGGATATATCAAATGTGAACAACCGGATTTTGTAAATCCAAAAGGTGGAGTAGGTATGATAGGATACGCTATCGGTTAGGAGGAAAATATGAATAGAAAAGGTTGCGTCTTCTAGGGCTTTGTGCCTAAGGAGGCGATAAAATGAGTAGAAGTTATAAACACTTCCCAATTTCAAGAATGGTTTTATGGGGTAGGTCAATGAAAAAAGGAAAACAAGTGGCTAACCGTAAAATCAGAAGAAAACTAAAAGACCCTGATATTGAAGTCGGTAACGGTAGATATTATAAATCTTTGGGGTTAGATAGTTGGGAATTGTGGGAATTCAAATTTTTAGAAACAAAACAAGACGCAATAGACCGTTGGGAACAAGACCAAAAAGAATTAGCAAATGGAGTAAGACGGTTGGAGAACGCTACACGATTGGAGTTTAGAAGACGCAGTTAATGACTGGGCTAAATTCCATAAAAGAAAATAGGGGTTGGTTAGCCCCTCCATATGGCGCTAGGGACAGTCGGTTAAGTCACCAGGTTTTCATCCTGGGGTGTCCAGTTTGACTCTGGATAGCGCTACCAAAAACGAAACGAGGTGCGAAATGGATTACAAAACACAAATAGAAAAATCAAAAGAATTATTAGAAAGAACAAAATCTGCTATTGAAGAAACAAAATATAGAAAAGAGGAAACTCGTAAAATAATACAAACTTATAGAAATAAAGACGAAGAAGAAAGATAATATGCCGAGATGGGTGAGTGGTTTAAACCAACGCACTGCTAACGCGTCGACCTAGTAACGGGGTCCGCAGGTTCGAATCCTGCTCTCGGCGCCAATAAATTTTAGGAGGTTATTATGGTAGTATCAGGAGAAACAAAGAAAGAAAAATTAGTTATAGTTAATTGTGATTGTGGTTGTAACGAAGGTATTTATGTAACAAAATATAAAGAAGTAGGACTACCTAATGACTATTATATTACAATTACAACTTCAAAATTTTATAGTGAGCAAGATAAAATGTGGCAAAAATTTAAAAAGAGACTTAAAATGATATGGTATGCTATAAGAGGCAAAGAATATAGGTTGTGTGAAATTTGTATTACTGACGACGATATAGACGAGTTAATAAAAAAGTTAGAGGAAATAAAGAAATGAAATATAAAGAATTTGTAGATTGGTGTAATCAAAGAGCTTGTGACGGCTGTTGGTCGTCTGCTACAGCAATTTATTGCATTGGTATTTGTAGCACGATAAATAGTTACCGATTTTGGAAACGTGAAAAAATATGGAAAGAAAAATATGAAAAAGAAGTTGTCAGAGATATAGTTGAAGTTATCAACGAAAAACGTAGAGAAATGGGCTATTGTTAATATGGGTAAGCGCTAGAGTAGGAGAGCTAGGGCGGTCTGTAAAACCGTTGTCGAAAGGCTGAGGTGGTTCGATTCCACCCTTACCCACCATTAAAAACAGTCGATTTATGTATCCACATAGATACTGGTATGGGTAATAGAGTTTGACTGTTCTCTATTGTATATGGGTCGTTAGCTCATCAGGTAGAGCATTACACTTTTAATGTAAGGGTAGTTGGTTCGAGTCCAACACGACCCACCAGCGAGTATCCCGATATATTCATAGTTGAATTCTAGGCTATAATATTATGGACGAAAGAGGGTAGGTAATCTCGGGGTATAGACCCTCAACTCGCCTCATTTATGCCGTGGTTGTGACCGGCTAGTCACACCGTGCCTTGAAAGCACGTACACGTGAAAGCGTGGGGGTTCGACACCTCACCACGGCGCCATTGGAAGGAAAACCATAAACCCTTGGAGAAGATTCGCACTATTCCGCCTAAGTAAAAGTAGAGGGGCAAGTGTATTGCTTAGATTGCATATTTATCTATGCACGTCAGCTGGTCCCTAGTGACGTTAACAAAAGGGAGTTTAGCGTGGCTAGTAGCGAGACGTCACATTTCTGTTCTAGGGAATAGCCCCTGTGACGCACGAGGAATATGGTAGCTCCATATTGAAGATGGGCAGATGAGTGTTCTTCCACACAGACACTATCTTTGTTGGCTGGCGTCGTTATAACGGTCCCATACGGAGGCGCACAGCGTGACCTCTACGTCGCTTCAAGTGACGGGGTTGCAGGCGGAATAAACGATAAAACCGCCATACTCCTTATATAGAAAAGAGGTAAAATAATGATTGATTTAGTTATAAAATTTTTACTAATTGCTTTATTAGTATTACAAATTGTAGTATTGGTGCATATGTTAATATGTCAAATTAAAAGAAACAAAGAAGATAAAAAATTTTGGGAGCAAATGGGTAGTGCTATTAAAGAGCAAGTTGACAGATACAACAATTTATATCCAGACGAACCATTAAAACTAGAGGAGGATAATACAAGTGAACAGGATAAATAAAACTCCTGGTGTTGTATATTCAGAAAAAGAGAAACTAAAGAATAACAACGAACTAATTTCACAATATGATAGACGAATTGTTGATATGCTTCATAAAATTGAATTTCTTGACGCAACACCAGCACAAGCCTATAAAATGTATATGAAATTGCAAGGATTTTTAAGAAAGAAACGTGACCTAAAAAGGTCAGGGAGTATTTATGTACCCCGTACCGAAACTGGGAATTATATCATAGGTGGTAGGGTAACAAAATTAAAAAAGGAGGACGACGATGGAAATAGACGAAGAAATAAAAAATGAAATTAACGGTTACGCTAGCCTCATTGTGTCTGCATTACTAGATGGAGGAAATTTATTTATGAATATTCAAATTGAAGAAGAATATTCACAATATGATATAATGTTTATGTATAAACCAAATAACTTCGGTAATCATCAAAGAGGTATAACAAGTAATGACTTACTGATAGGTGTCGTAGGGTTTGGTGCTTATGGATTTAGTATAAATATTCCAGATACTGACCCAGGATATTATAGAGAAAAACTAGGTATAAGTAGCAACTTTTTAGCGTTTTTATTTAATGAAGTTAGACGTAGATTAAATGAAATAAAATAATTTAGAAAAAAGTCAATAAAGGTATTGACTTTTTATTTTTTATAATATATAATACAAACATAAATAGAGAACAAGTAAGTCGTTTACAGGATTAAACGCAATAACAGAATAGTTAGTAATCTTTTACTGATATAAATAATCCTGTAGACCTTCAAAGAGGTCTATTTTTAATTTAATAGAAAGGAGGATACAGGATATGAAATTATGGATTTATGGTAAGGTAATGTCTGGTAAAACAACATTCGCAAGTCAATTTGAAAATGCGTATATTATCTCAACTGACGGTAACGCAGAATACACATTCGCTCCTGATAAAATATTAAGAGTTAGAAATTATAAAGAATTGAATGACGCTATTGCTAAATTAAAAACAATAAAGCCTGAATGGGTAATAGTAGACACAACTTCATACTTAATTGACTATTTAAGATTTTATTGGTGTGATAAGAATGGTGTTGAACACGAATCAGAAATAGCTTACAAAGGTTACACAATGCTTAGAAGTTTCTTATGGGAAAGCATATTCTCTATTGCAAATGCTTTTGACAATGTAATGTTTATTTCACACGAGCAAGAAATTATAGAGAAAAATAAATTTGGTAGAGAAATCTCTAAATTCCAACCAGTATTTGAAGAAAAACTTAGAGACCAAATGTCAGGACTTATGGGTATAATTGCTAGAACAGTTAAATCAATAAGTGAAGATGGTACAGCAAAATACGAATTACACATTTCAAATTCTGATGACGAGTTTGGTGGTTCGAGATTACCAATAAAGAAAACAGCAATCCCACTTACTAAAAAAGATTTTGACGAAAACTTCAAAAAATTATATGACGCAGAAAAAATCGTACGTGGTGAAAAAGACACAGTGGCTGATACAGCTAAACCAGCAGAAGCTGAAGAAAAACCTAAAAGACGTTCAGTTATAGGTTAATAAATATTTTTAAGGAGGAATGTAATTATGGCAAATAACGGAATTGACAAAGAAGATTTATCAGAATTAAATGCAATTTTCAAAGAAATGGGTGGTGTAGATAAAATAGAAGACTACACAAACAATTTTGAAAATCTTGCAGACGGAGAATATATAGGAGAAATCGAAAAGGTTGAAGCTAAAAATTCAAAAAATAGTGGTAAACCTATGATTAGTATTACAGTAGCAGTTGAAGGTGGAAAGAAAGAATTTAGACATCTAATGCTAGCTGGAGAAAATTTAGAAAAAACACGTTCAGCTATTGCTAGAACTGTATCTCAATTAAAGGAATTAGGTGTAGACGTTAGTAGCAATGATATTGCAGTTATAACTGATAACGCTTATTCATTAGTAGGAACTAAAGTTAATATGGAAATTAAAACAAATAATAACTTTAGAAATGTATGGTTAACTCTTGCTTAATATAAATTTGATACCGGTATAAAAGCCGGTATCATTTTTCTTGGTCATAATATTCGTCTATAATTTTTTGTGTTTCTCTTTTTTCTTTTGCACGATTAAATCTTCCTTTTTCATCAATACTAAAGTCCATAGCTCTAACTTCAAACGGTAAGTCTAATTCGTCCACAAATACAACCGTGCATTCGTCTATTTGTTTTTTATATTCTTGAAATATTGCGTTCATATATCCTTGTGCTTGGGGACTTTGTTGGTGAAACCACGAATGATTTTCTGCGGATAGTAATGCTCCATTTTCAACTGTAGCTTTTCCTCCGTCCTTTTTCATTCTTATATGATGGTATGTTAATTGTTTCATTCGTTTCTTTTGGCCTTTGCTCGTGTATCTTCTGGGTGTAGTATCTTTTCTTAAATGTAATTTTTCAATAAAACATTCCGCTCCATATCTTCTTATCAATTCTTGTTTCGCATTTTTATTACTACTCATTTTTAATTCCCCCATTTTATTTTTATTATCATTTAATGAGAAAGTGAACAGATTTTAAACGGACCGTTTTAAGACGCAGAGATGAGTCTTAGAATGACTCAATCCGATTTCTGTTCACTTTTTGTTGTCGTAGCTTGTCATTTTTTGTCGAACCCTGTCAAAATTCTGACAAACAGTATAAAAAATAGGGGTAAAATAGCCATATGGTGTTATAACGCTCTAAAATGCCCATACAGCGATTTTACCCCTTAGGAGTATAACTTTATTATTCTAACATATAAAAACGATTTACGGCTATTCT